TCCACATGAAAACTTTATTTGTCTCTATTTTTATTTTCTCTTTTGCTAAAACTTGAACTGCTATACTGTTTTCGTATTCTTGTTCATATAAGTCTGTGAAATTAATATCAGCTTTATATATTCCTCCTACAGCAGGTGCTTGTAGTTCTAATTCATAGTAACCTGTTTGAGGATTGTATGTTGCAATATAATTTTGATTATTAAATGTTACTGTTAATTGATTTTTCATACAAACCTCCTATACTGCTTTATAACGAGGATATATAGTAAGTTTAGCATTTAAAACTTCATTGTCTGCTGTTAATTTAATTTCACAAGATTTGTTCTTTGGAAGTCTTATTACATTATCATTATAAAAATCAATATAGTCTAAACTAAATAAACTTACTCTAGTTCCATCTGTATTTTGTTTTCCTATAAAAAATTGATTTTCTCTAGTATCATATAGAAATTTTTCATATTCAGCTATTTCTGTTGTTACTTTGACTGTTTGATATAATTCTCCTTCAACGTACAACTCAATTTTCGGATTTACTAGATGTCCATCCATTTCAACATAAATCGGTGCTTCTACATGTCCTGTATTTATATAGTGTAAATTTCTTGAGTCGTAGTCTGTAAATCTACTATCCCATCTAAAATCCCACCTAATTTCGTTTGTTAACTTTTCTATTGTATAAATTACTGTATTTTCTTCATACCATAATGATAATCCCGAAAATTCGACAGGACAGGCAAGCCATTTTCCTATTTTTTCTGTTTTATCAAGTTTTACAATAACTACATCTCTATAATATTTCTTTTCTCCTAATGAATATGGTACAATATATATCCATTTTAATTCACTAGAACTTTCTATATAATCAATAAATTTTTTGCATTTATCATATGATTTGAAATATGCTATTCCACTTGGGTTCTTTTGTTGAATTTTTCTATTATTTTCAATAAAATTATATCCCAATCTAACAAAATCAGTCTCATAAGAGTATCCAAAATTTGCTGGAGATATTAGAAAACACCCTTCATTCAAATCATCCAGTCTAAATTGTTGTCCTTTTTCATTTTCTAATAAAAATCTTCTTATTTTCATCTTGTATCTCCTTAACCATATATTCTACCAAGACTATTGTTTACGGATGTTATTACAAATTTCCCAGCAATATCTTTGTCAATTATTATTTGTGCATTTAAATTTTTAACTGCGGTAATAAATGCATTTGTTATATTTTCTAAATTTAATTGATTAGTGTTATGTATTCCTGAAACTGTAGTATTAATATCAAATTTTTTTGGAATTGATGCTGACATATCTTGTGTTACGTCCTTCATTGTATTTGAAAATCCTTCACCTAAACCTAATGCTAAATTTGTTCCTATCTCATCTTTAAAAACCTTTGATGGAGAATGTATTCCAAAGAAAGATTTAATTCCATCTAATATGTTTCCGCACCATTCTTTAACTTTTCCTATTAGCCAATCTTTTGCATTTTTAATACCTTCCCAAATCCCACTTACTAAATTTTTACCTATTTCAGACATATTTGAAAAGTAATTTTTAAACCCATTTACTAAAGATGTTATAATTTCAGGTATCTTACTAATCAATTGTGGTATTGCTTTAATTAATCCCTCTGCTAATTTAATAATTAATGTAATTCCCATTTCTAAAATTTTAGGTAAATTATTAGTAATTGCATTTATTAATTTATCTATTATCACAGGTATTTTATCAATAAGTTCTGGTAAAGCATTCATTAAACCTTCCGCTAATGAAAGTATTAGTTGAATTCCAGCATCTATTATCATATCAATATTATCTAATAGAGTTTCTACCATAGTAACAATAGAATTAATTGCAACTGGAATCAATTCTGGTAATGTCTGTGAAATCCCATTTATTAATTCAGTAAGTAAATTTATTCCCATTTCTAAAATTAAAGGTAAGTTTGATATTATTCCTGTTAAAAATTGATTTATAATATAAAAAGCTGTATAACCAATATTAGGAATTACAGAATTTATCCCATTTAATAAAGTTTGAAAAATCTGTCCTCCTGATTCTAAAAGCATTGGTAAATTTTCATTAATTTTTTCTATTATTTGTGGTAGCATTGTTACTACACCATTAATAATTTCTTGCACTCTTGGTATTATATTTTGTCCTGCTGTTATTACACTATCTGTTAAATTATTAACTAAATTTCCTATGTTTTCGCTATTTCCTGTGGCAATTCCAGTCAACATATTTTGCCATGCCGATTTCATTGAAGCTATCGAACCTTGAATTGTTGTGCTTGCTTCTTTAGCTGTTGTTCCTGTTATACCTAATTCTCCTTGTATAACATGAATTGCTTGATATACATCATTTAAGTTACTAATATCATACTTTATTCCTGTTATTTTTTGTGCATCCAATAAAAGTCTTTGCATTTCTTCTTTAGTTCCGCCGTAGCCTAATTTAAGGTTGTCCAACATTGTATAATTTTGCTTAGCAAATCCTTGATACGCATTTTGTATCATTGTCATATCTGTTCCCATTTTGTTAGCATTGTCTGACATATCTGTAATTGCCATGTCGGCTACTTGTGCGGATTTTGCAGTATCTCCATTTAAGCTTTGTAATAAACTTGCTGAAAATGATGTTACTGTTTCCATATATTCATTTGCAGAAAGTCCAGCTGTTTTATAAGCATTATTTGCATAGTTTTCTACTGTTCCTGCACTATCTTTAAATAAAGTTTCAACGCCGCCAATTAATTGTTCATTATTTGCAAAACTTTCTAATGCTTGTTTTCCAACATCGAGTACTGCAGAACCCACTTGTTTTATTGCACTTCCTAGTGCTTTAATTCCACTCGTTATTGCACTACTTATCAAATTTCCTTTTATTATGTCCACAAGTCTTGTAGTTTTTTCTCCTACATCGTCTTCTGCTTTGCCAAAATTAGCAATCTCAGTTTTATTATTATTTAGTTCTCGCTCTAATTTATTTAGTTCTGCTTGTGCATTATTTAAATTTGTTTGCCATTTTTGAGTTGTTGTGCTATTTTCTCCCGTTTCTTTCTTTGAATCTGCTAATGCTTGTTTTAAAGTTATTACTTTTTGTTTCTGTTCATCTATTTTCTTTGAAAGTACTTCATTTTGTTTTGATAAGTTGCTAATGGATTTATCGTTTGTATCATATTGACTAGTGACAACCTTCATTTCACTACTTAGTACTTTTAAATTGTTGCTTATATTACTTAATGCTCTTCTGTATTCACTTTCTCCAGTTAGCTTAACTGTACCTCCAAAACTTGTTCTCATCATTTCACCCTCTCTATCTATAAAATAAAGAAAGGTTTAGGGTAACTACTTCACTAATTCTGCATGTGCGTGTTCCTCACTCTTTTCTTTTTGTATTCTTATTATCTGTTTACATCTATTACACTTTATTTCTGCATTTATGCTAGTTGCAAAAATGAGTGTTAGTCCACAATTTGGACACTTTATTTTTTCCATTTTTCCTCTCTTTCATTAATCATCAAATAACTCTCCTTGATGATTAATTCTTTCTTCTAACTCAGAATAAGATATTCCTTTTAATCTAAAATCATAATTATTTTTATAATGTCTATAGAGTTTAAGCAATTTTCTTAATGTCATTCTTCCTACTTCTTTTTCTTCAAACCCTAATAAACAATGTCCTATAAATAGTAGCCACGAGAAATCAATTATAAACTCTTCTTCCTCGTGGACTACACGTTTTTTACTTCTTCATCATTTTTTGTAGAATCAATAACAGTCTCTTTCATTTTTTCTGTTAAAGCTTCTATTCCTATTTCTGTTATTATCCTTCCGACTTGTTTATCTGTTAAAAATTCTCTTTTAACTTCTTTACTTTCATTTTCTATGTCAATTCCTTCGTTAATCATTTCTAAGATACCGAATTTTAATGCTCCTATATTTATCTCACTATTTTTTCCATCTGTTAAATCTCCCCATTTTTTATAAGAACCATATTTTTCTTGTATTTTTTCCATTACATTTAGATTAAATGCTAATGGGTATTCAACTCCTTTTATATCGATATATTTCATTGTATCTTGCATCTGTTTTTCCTCCTAAAATAAAGAAAGCAAACTTATTTGTTTGCTTTCTTCTTATCACTTTCTTTTATCGTTTCAACATATTTTTTTATTTCTTCGTATCTTGCATCTGTTACATCTAATTCATCATTTAGCTTATATACTTCATTTGTATATTTATCTCTAAATATTTCCTTTACCTTAACTTTCATAGTAGTTCCCTCTCTTTCTATGCAACTGGAGTTAATAATCCATCTAAATATTTTTGTGCATCTGATAATGTTTCAAATGTTTGTACTTTTTTCCAGTCTCCAACTTTCATTCCATTAATTTCTTCTAATAATTCCATTACATTAGCTTCAATAGAAACTGTATTGTACTCTATTGACTCACCTTTTGTTTTGCTATCCGCAGTAATTTTTGTAATTTGAATTCTTGGTAAAAATTCTACTTTATATTTTTTTACTCCATTGTAAACTTTTGTAACTATATGTCCATATCCAATTTCTGGTGCTACGTCTTCTGAATTTTCCGTAACTTCTTTTTCATTTATTGTACAACCTTTTACATCTGCATATGTTTTATCATCTACATCATCAATAGTTAATGTTACTGCTCCTCCATTGAAAGATATATCTTTTTCTACTTCTTTATCATCTGCAAATAAACTTGTATCATTTCTTTCTTCTGATAGTGATGCATCAATTAAACGTCCTAAAACTGGTACTTTTTCCTCTGTTAGAACTTTATATTTTTTTGTTGTATAATCAATTTGATTGTATTTTGCATTTCTTAATCCTATGTTTGCCATTATATTTTCCTACCTTTCTTAAATGAACATGTTCTGTGATATAATCCTGTTTCTTCTTCATACATTTCAGGACTATCTCCATCCCATGTCCATTCATTTTTTTTCATTATATTTTTTATTGAACTCATTATTTTTAAATAATTGCTATCACTATAAATATCTATATCTATATTTATTTCACTGTCTGTAATTTCATCATCACTTGCAAAAGCTGGATTTTCTTCAAGCATCATCCATGTGATGTATGTTTTACTTGGACCTCTATACTTTAAATGTGCAACTGGAATATTTAAAGTTGATAATATTTTTTTAATTTCACTTTCCATATAGTTACTCCTTTAGCAAATATTTTTCTTGAACTTTTTTCATTGCATTCTCTATTTGAGCTTTTTTGAATGATTTTCTAAAAAATGGTTTTTTGCTTTCGCCTGAACTCGTACCATATTCTCTTGCTAATGCAATTAAAGGTATAGGTACTCCATCTGGATATTGTTTTGTCTTCTTGGCTGGATCATAGCCATAAAATCCAATTTTACTATTTACTCCATCATCTGATGTAGTTCTATATACTTTTGTGATTGTAAGTCCTTTATTTAAGCTTCTGACAGACTTAAAAGATTTGTTCATGTTAGCTTGCACATTTTTATATACTATTTGCGCTCCTGCTTTTGTCATGTCACCCATCATTTCAAAAGTATTGTCATATACTTCCTCAAATTGTTTTATTAATTCAGTCGGAAGCATCGCTTGAAATCTTGCCATTATTTAGTTACCCTTTTGCATTGCATTTCAAGTTCAATATTTGCTTCATCTATATTGTTTAGATATTCAATTGTGTATATATTATTTTTATACTTTACATATACTTTTCTATTAGAATTGTAATATGTGTCTTCAATTTTTTTAGAATATCTTATTGTAAAATTTGTATATGCTTTTTCAAAATCCGAACCACTTGTAATTAAAGTATATCCTTTTGTTGTTTTTACTTTTGCAAAAGATTCAAGGATAATGCTTTCTTGCTTAGAAACAAATCCATCATTATCCTCTGTTTCTTCTATTTGATATATAGATATTTTTTTATTATAATCTCCTGCATTAATCATAGATTGTTCCTCGTATGCATATCAAGAATAGTCTTTATTGTATTGTTTATATTTTTTCCATCAACATACATACTTCTATTGTCGTACATATCTTGACATAGAATATAAACCACAATAACAAAATCCGAATAACTATCTAGCGTTTCTGCTTCTTTAGTATCGGATTTTTCTGGTATTCCTGTATAATTTTCTATGTAATTTTTAGCAATATTTAAATATGATTCGAGTTCTTTTTCTATATTATTGTCAACCTCTGTTATTCTAAGATAGTTAACTATATTCTTTACTGTGATTTCGCTCACTTTCATTGTTTTTTTCTCCTTTCGGGAGTTTTTTTATGCTGCATCAGTTGTTCCTGCTACAGCAACAGCTATTTTTTGAGTATTTTCAACTTTAGCGTCTAATTCTGAATATCCTACAACACCAATTGCATGTTGTGTAGCAAATTTTTCTAATAATATTTGAATTTCCATTGCTTCAATCTCTTTAATTGCTAAACCTGAAAAATCTCCATAAAAAATAACTGGTTTTGATTCTGTTCCTAATTTTTCTGCTTTTTCTGAACAATAAACAGGTTTTCCAAGTAGTTCATAATCCCATTTTTCATTAAATGCTCTATTTAGAATGTAATTTCCCTCACTGTCTTTAAGTTTTCTTATTTTCTTTCTTGTATCTCTATTCATAATCCAATATGCTTTTGTTTGATAAGTGTCTGGAATTGTTTCTTGAATGTCAATTAATTCATCTGCTGTTATACTAGATTTATTTGCTAATTGAATTTTCATATTTTCACTATCATAAGAATTAGCAATTCCTAAAATTTTGCTAGGTGTTCCGTTTAACATTTCCCCTTCATAAAATAGCTTAAATTTTTCAGCCATTTTGTTTACAACATAATCTGTTAAGTTTATATCTGTATTATTTATCATTGATTTAGATATTTTTGTTAATGCTCCGATTAAAAATCCAGTTAATTCAACTGTATCAAATTTTCCTGAATGAGAAACTAATTCATCAAATTCAGTAGCATAACCAACTGTTACATCGTCTGTTGTATTATTGTATTTTGGAATTGCTAATGTTCCTTTTGCATCATATCTAGTAGCACTCGCATAAAGTGGAGATATTTCAATCACTTTATCAATAACTTTTTGCGCTATTGTTCTTGGTATTATTGAACCATTGTCTCCTTTTGTTAACTGTGTTTCTGCATTTTGAGGTGCACCATTTACATAATTTCTTATAAATGCTGCAAATGCTTTGATGTCCTTTTCTTCTTGTGTTAATTCTTTTTCTCCTTCTCTTTTTTTACAATCCATTTTATTGATTTTATTGTATCTTTCTAGTGTTGCATCAATGTTTTTGATTTCTTTTTCTAACTCATCAAAATTTTTAATTTCTTCTTCATTTATAGCTCTATTTTCAATTTTAGCCTTATTTAAAATTTCTTCCATTTTTTTTTGTAAATCATTTCTCGTTTCAATTAATTTTTTCTCGTTCATATTCTTTTACCTTCCTTTTTTTCTTTTTTTGAAAATAAAAAAACAACTAATTTATAGTTGTTTACATTATTTTTTTATATTAAATAATCTTTTTTCAAAATCTGAATAATCAAATTTTGGTTTTTCTGCTTTTTTTAACATATTTTTCAGTCTCTCTGGTACATTTTTGTAGTTTTTAAACAAATTTGAGATACATGCGGCAACTTGTTTTTGCTCTTTTATTAGATTTACATCAAATATATTTTCTGTTTCTTTTGCACCTAGCCAACTTTCTTCATCTATCAATTCTTTTATTTTTTCTTCATTAACTTTTGATTTCTTCATATAAAGTGGTATCATTGTGCTATTTTCAATAGTATTTAATACATCAATACATTTTTGAAAATCAAATATGTTTCCGTAGCAAGCATTGATTGGTTTATGTATCATTACTACTGAATTTTCATAAATATTTATATCGTCACCCATCATTAAGATAAATGTACCTGCACTTGCACACAAACCATCTACATAAGTGTGTATTTTAGTTCCAGTGTCTTTTAACCTTTGTAACATACTACAAATTGTAGTTGCTACAAATACTTCTCCTCCTGGTGTATTCATGTATATATTTAGGTCTGATATAGTTCCTAAATTGTCTAGTTCTTCTTTGAAACTTTGTAGTCCTACTAAAGTTTTGTCTTTTTCTCCTGTCCACCAATTAGTATCATCTGTAACTATTTCTCCATATAAAAAGAGGTCTGCACTTATATTTGGTATTATATTTTTTATTTCATAAAACTTATTTTTCAATTTGTTCACCTCCCTCCACTTCTTTATTATCTTGTTGTTCGCTTTTATTGTTTTCTTCATCTTGCCTTGGTTCTATTTGTTTGATTTCTTGGTTTATGTCATCCATTTTCACTATTTTATTAGTATTCGGTGTATAAATTTGCTTTGTTTTAGGGTCAAATAGTACATCTCCTAATCCAATATTAATCATATCTAGTCCATCTAGTGCATCGTCACCTTCTAAATATCTAACTTCATTTCTTGTTTTAAATCCTGATGCAATTGCTATCTGATATGCTTCAAACCTTTCTTTTATAGTACATCTAATTAATTCTGTATAATCTGCCGCAAAATAATAAGATTTTTTCTCTTTTTCAAGCAAAAAATCTTTGTTTAAAGCTGTACAAAAAGCTGTTGCCAGTGGCATAATTGCATTTTTCAGAAAGTCTTCATTTGTTTTTCCTATGTGAAATATTTCTTTTATTTCTTCACTAAATGTCTTGTTCTTTTCGTTTAATTGATTCTCAACAGATGTATTTGATGCCTCTTGAAATTCCATTCCATCATTTAAAATAACACAACTAGAATTCCCTGCAAAATAATCATTCCAGTGTGATTTTAATGTTAACATTCCTTCTTTGTCTATATGTTTTTGTGCTTTTAAAAATCCCTTTTTGTTTCCACCTGTTCTCATTAATTCTAAGTCATATATTATTCTTTTGTAAGCTGTTTCTAGACTTTTACTTATTTCTTTAGTGTATCCAATTCCATATGCTCCATTTTTAGTGTTTCGAAGTATTTTAAGAAAATCATATGGTCTGTATGTATTACCATCAATCAATATGTTATAATTCTTAAATATTGCATCTGTATTTCTTTCGAATAAAACCTTATTTTCTTGTACATAATTAAGTCCAATAAAACTGTTTCTTCTTTTGTTGATATATGCATATCCACCTTTTCCTAGCAAATAATCTTCAGCAATAGCTTTTTTGAACTGAAATCCATCTAATGTATCGCCAGTATCATAGTTTATAATATTCACTCTACAATCTTCCACTTCTGTAGTTTCTTTTTTCCCATCTTTTGTAGTTTTTTTATATAATTTAAATGGTATCATTGCAAAAGAATCACAAATCAATCCTACTGCACTTGAAACAGCTGGAATCATTAAAACCTTCTCTCTATCTATTTCTTCTCCTGCTATCAAAGTTTTTAGTATTGTATCATTTATTGAGTTTTCATCAAATATTGTTTCGTTTTTAGCTTCGTTTTTTATAATTTTTTTTAAAATGTTTCTTATTTTCACTTGTTCTCACCTCCTAAAAGCTTTGACATACAAAATTGTCTTCATTTAATATCTCTTGTTGTAACAAATATAATGCATCTATTGTACTCATTACCATATCGACTTTTCCGTTTGATTTCTTTTTGCTTACATACTTATTCAAATTATTATCTTCAACACATCTTGCATTTTGAAAATTTATTTCATATAATCTATCACCATCATAACTAAATTTTCTTTGTAAAATGTGTTCTTGTAGCCATTTAGTAGGCATATGTAATATTGTTGAATGTTGTTTTACTTCTACAGTTTGATATCCTACACTTTCTAATTTATTTGCAGTTGATATACAATTATATCTATCATAAGCTATTTGAACTATATGAACTCCATATTTTCTTTCTATATTCATTATAAAGTTTTCAATAAATTCATAAGAAACCACTTCGTCTCCACATGCAAAGCAACTTCCTTCTTCTATAAATCTCCTATAGTTTGTTCTTTCTCTTCTGTTTTTTTCCTCTATCTTCTCAGCTGGTATAAAAGCCCATGATTTTGCAAATATCATATCATCTTCTATAGTTACCATTGAAACTGCTGTATTATCGTTTGTCATTGCCAAGTCTATTCCCACGTATACATCTTTACCATTCCAATCAAATATTCCTCTTGTATTTTTACATAATCTTAATTTATCTATCGTGATAAATTCTTCTCCTGAGTTCGAAGGCATAAAATAATTCATATTTTTAGTTAAAAATTCTGTTCTTTCGCATGGTTTAGCTAATGCATTCTTCCTTGCTCTTCTTATTTCTTCGTAATTTTCTTCTATTCTTAATGGGTTTGCCATTTGTAATCCAATGTCATCCCATAAATGTTCTTCTGTTGCATAATATACAAGTGCAAATAATCTATCATCAGCTTCTAAACCTTTATAAAATTTTTTTAAGTATTCTAACTCATCAAGCATTATTGACTTATCTTCTGCATAAGCTGTTGTCAATTTAAACATTAATGGGTTTCTAACACTCAATTGTCCTGAACGCATTGCTTCAACATTTGCGTTATCTTTCATTGCACCATATTCATCTGCTATAAACGCACTTGGTCTAATCGAGTTATTGCGATTAGCTTCTGCTGTTCTTGGTTGGTAAAATGAGTGTGTTAAGGTACATTCCATTCTTCCACTTAGTGTTTTAGGTATATTAAAATATTCTAATACAGATGGACTTGCATTTAATATCTGTGATATTGCTTTTTTTACTTCTCCTGCTAAATCTCTATCAAGACATATAGAATAAAATTCCGAATATTCATCTTCTGTAAGCATTAAGATTATTATTATTAATGCTGCTAAAAATGTTTTTGAATTCTTTCTCGGAATAAATAAATCGACTTCTCTATATCTAAATTTTCTCGAATCTGATTTGTATCTCCACCCAAAAACATTAGCAATAAAAAAAGCTTGGAAATCTTCCAAACCTTCGTAAACACTTTTGCCAACAATATGTAATCCTGTCGCAAAATTTAATAGTTTTAACACACCTTCTATTATTTCTATTTGTTTTGTATCAAAATAATATGGATAATAGTCATTGTTTTGTTTTTCAATGTCTTCTAAAAACCACTCACACTGTTTTTTTACTTCGAAAGTAGTTATCTCTTTTCCAGATATACAATTTTTAGCATATTTTTCGGATTTTTCTAATAACATTATGTTTCACCTCGTAATACTTTCAAAAGTGGATCATCTGTTTTTTTATCTTCTTTTTTTGGTATACATCTTAATGCAGATGCTATTGTCATAACATTTTCTTTTTCAATATCCAATAGCATCTTTCTTTTGTTTTGTATTTGTTTGTCTATTGCTAACATAGAACTCATCATCTTTGCAAGTGATTTAGCATATTCTAATTTGTAATCTATTAATCCTTCTATATCATCCCTATCTTTTAGTTCTTCTATTAATTCTTTTTCTTCTTCTCTTAATCTAAAAATTAAGTTGTAACATTCTTCTCTTCTTTCTTCTAAGTCAAAACATTCTGCTTGGAGTAAACAATATCTATTTATAACAGCTTCATAAATTGCATCATTTTTATCTATATTTTTTAATAATTTTTCTATTCTTTTAAACTCTTTGTGAGCAATTTTGTTTTGGTTTACTTCTTTTCTTTCTTTTAGCTTTATGTCTGTACTTAAAGACTTCTCTCCCTCTTGTCTTTTCTTGAGTTCTGCCTTTGTCCTGTGTGATTTTTTTTCAGATTTTAATACTTCAAATGGCTTTGGTGGTGTTGGCATATTGTTCATCTCCTTTCATCTATCATTGAATTATGCTGATGTGGGAATTTTTTTTAAGCGAAGGGTGCGTGTGGGTGTAAAAATTAATTTTTATTTTTTGTTAATACAGGCAGGGGGGATTGTTCTTTATTAGTAATATAATTTCATTATAATAAATTGCAACGCTTGGACTACAAATACATTTTTTCATTCTCAATATCTTATATAGCAATAAGCTTATCATGACTGTTTGTTCTCTTGCTCATTTATTATTCTTTGTACTTCTTCTCTTGATATCTCTCCACTCTCACACATTTCATGATGATAACTACATACAGTTATTAAGTTATCATTGTCTAATCTTTTATTGTAGTCTTCATTTAGTGGTATGTTGTGGTGTACACTTAGTTCTTTCATGTTATACTTTGTTACTGTATTATATAGTTCTCTAATGCATATCTGACATAAATATAAGTCTCTCTTCTTTATAGTTTCTCTCTTCTTATGCCATAAACTCGTCCATCTAAATTTATCTGCTACTGTTATTTCTTTCTTTTTATTTGGCTTTTCTTTACATATATATCTACTATCATGTATCTTACCGCAATATTGACAGCTCTTTAACATTATTTATCTTTTCCTTTAAAATATATGATTAATATAGTTACACATATTATTGATGTAATTATTATTGCTTGCATTTATATCACTTCTCCTTTTATGCAAAATAAAAAAGCACTTTTCATTGTGCTTTTATCTTTATTAATTTGTTTATTAATTTTATTGTATCTATTATCCAGCCTATTCCAAATAATCCTCCAGTAAATAAATATAAGATTCCTATCTTTATTTTTCCTTTATAAAATTTATGCACTCCAAATATTCCTAAAAAAATACATATTATTAATTCGATTATTACTTCTCTTATCTCTTTGTTTTTTTTATTTTCTTTTTCTTTTAATATTTTTTGCTCTAATTCTTTTCGTTTTAGTTTATTTTTTTCTCTTTCTTCATCTGTTATATATTCAATTTTGACTCCATATGAGCCTACATCATTTGTAATTACTTTTTCTTCTAATATATCATATTCTTTATATTTTCCTCCAATTATTTCAACTGGAATTTCTTCATTTTCGTCAACACTATTCCAAATTGTATGCACTAACTCTTTTGGAATATATCCTACTTTTTGTTTATTCTTATAATAATCAATTAAATATACTTCTATACAATCTTCATCTTTATATTTGCTCTTTTTTAATTTTGCTGGAAAACTAACACCTTCATAAATTGACACTTTTAGATCATAGTCTTTAATATCTTTATTTGTATTACCATCATATAATTCATCTGCATAAATTTGTTCATTATCAATATAAGTATTAATTACTTCTTGAATAATCTTTTGCCTATTCTTGCCATCTTCATTTTCATAGCTTGTTCCTTTTACTTTAAATTCCATAATATATTCTCCTTTTATAATAATTATAAAAAGATTATATACTATTATCATAATTTTTGTATAGAATTTTATTAATTATTCTGTTTTTTAATAATTTATTATTTGTGCAATTTTCTTTCATACTCATTACAGTTATAATTTACACATCCTGCTTCTTCATCAATTTTCAGTCTTATGTCACATTCATTATAGTCTGTATTATGATGTATACAATGTATACATATATTTTCTTTGTATTCTTTAAATAAATCTTTTGTCTTCATACTTACTCTTTTTAGTCAGTAGTAGTGAATATTTCCCCATTTCTTTCATCATAATATTTAAAGAAGTTTACACACCAAGCATTTACTATTTTTACATCTTTATTCATGCAATGTATGCAATTCTCATCATATGCTTTTTTATAAAATTCTAATTTATTATCTAAATTCTCATATCGATTAATTATTACTTCTGTTGTTTCTTGTCCTGGTATTGTTACTTCTACTGCTATGTCATTTTTGCATAATTTAGCTGTATCAAATATACTAATTAAATTTTCTTTTTTCATTCTAATTTCTCCTTCTGTATATTTAACTTCATCAATGTATCTTGTTGTTTTGCAGTTCTATTTAACTGCTTTTTATATCCTTGTATCTTACTATTGTCTTTTTTATAGTCTAAACATTTTATTATTGTTAAATTATTATTTTCTACTATTATTAATTTCTTTTCACATGTAGTATTTTTACATGTATCACATAATTTCATTTATTTTCTCCTAATAGTAAATTATATATTAATTGTATAGATAAGGATTTGCACCTTATATGAATAACTTTTGAGCTTTACTTACTCTGGGATATCTCCGCCACTATTTCGCGCGTTATTCTGCACCGCACAGTGTCTACTATTACCATTCAGCGACGTTGGTGCTCATCGCCGTTTAGTTTTACCATATCACGCACTAAACGTAATATGTCTATTCCACCACTACACATTTATTTCACAATTCTTTAACTATATATTACATAGTTAGTGATTGTTGAAAACTAATCTAATTTTATGCATTTATTTTCCCATTTTTTATAAGCATCTAAATACAATTCTTTTTTATCTCCATTATAAGTAAGTTCGTAATACATTCCATCTGATACTGTTGTGCTTACTAATGCCTTGTTGTTTTGAAGTGTTTTACAACTCCAAACTATAAAAACATCTTTTTCTGTTATCTCAAACTTATCTGTTTTATCTGTTCTATTATTAAAATAATCTATTATTGTTTTTTTACATAATTCTAAAAATTTTTCATTTCCCATTTCTTATTTCTCCTTTAAATATAAAAAAAAGAGCCTTTTATAAGACTCTTTACGACCTTTTGATAAGATCCCACACACAAATAATATAGAATGGCATTTTTTATATATTTATTCTTAGCCGTTTGGTTGCGATGACTAGAATTGCACTAGCTTTCTCTAGTTTATGAGACTAGCGAGATATCTGGTTCTCCACAATCGCAATATATTAGCAAATTATTAGACCTTCGTCTTACAAATATTTATCTTTTTAATTATTCAATCACCGAGAAGACAAGTCTGAGCATAAAGTTGCGACCTTTATACTTCTTGCCCCTTTCAAAGCTCGTGCAAGAATGTTTACTTGCAAATTTCACCCATCATTCAGAATTTTTTCATTTTATCGAATGCATCGATAATCAAACCTAAATCCAATTATCTCGTATTGGGCTACTTTAACCTAGTTATGTCTTATATCCTCTTTACAGAGTATTCACGAGAAATAGTCTTGTTTAGCATTACCTACATTGCTTCATATTTGCTAGATATGAGTTGCAGGCTTATTGTACACTGTACCGTCTATTGCGACTACGACAACTCTAGTATTTTATTAAACGATAAATATCTGCACATTATCTAGTTTTGAGTTTTACCTCTTCTCTACACATATTTCATAAGTTCTATGTATAGAAAGCAACCTTCTAAAAGTATCCTTTTAGCTGACTACTTATCAGATAATTCCAAGCTACATGACATTGTAGTTTGCACTTGGGTAATAATAATGTACAGTCTTGGGCTTGAACTCTCTCGAGTTCGACTGTATCATTTATTGCTATTATAATTATAATATAGTTAAAAATACATTTCTACATAAAAAATACCTAATTTTTACCTAAAAAATGCGACATTTTAATTTTTAGCTTTAAAATTATATATCGGTTTTATTATTCTTTCTATCTCAACTGTATCTTTTATATTATCTATTATCTCTTGCATCGGTTTATATGCAAACGGTGCTTCATCTATTGTTTCTTCTACTACACTTGTTGAATAAATATCTTTCATGCTTTCTTTGAATTCTTCCAAATTAAATATTTCTTTTGCTTTATGTCTTGACATTAATCTTCCTGCACCGTGTGGTGCTGAATTATTCCAGTCTGCATTACCTTTTCCTACTGCTATTATACTTCCGTCTCTCATATTAATAGGTATTATTACTCTTTCTCCTTTATTTGCCCTTATTGCACCTTTTCTTACTATGTTATCGTCAAAAGAAATATAATTGTGTATTGTCTCAATATATGGTAAATTTGTTTCCATTTTTAAATTAATTAATATTTGTCTTGCTATATTGGCTCTATTTGTTGTTGCATATGTTTGACATATCCTCATATCATGTAAATACATTTCTCTATATTTGCCTTCTAAATAACATAACTCGTTCGGCAAGTTTGGTTTGTTTTCTTTATATTCCGCTTCTAATTCTTTTAATGCTTTCTGTATTTCTTGTTTTCTTCCTTGCTCTTTATATGTTTTTATTATTTCTTCTTTTCTTTTAAACATTTCTTTTTTACCAGAACATAATTCTATTGCTAAGTTTTGATAATAATCTGCTACTTGCTTTCCTAAATTTCTACTACCTGTATGAATTACTAAATACTTATTACCCTCTTCATCTACATCTATTTCTATAAAATGATTTCCCCCACCCAATGTTCCTATTGCTCTATTGAATTTTTTAGTTTCTTTTAATTCTCTTAAGCAATATAAATCATTTATTTTATCAAAATTTATAAGCTTTTGTTCTCTTATATTTCTTCCCGCTGGTATATTTTCATTGATTGTTTTATCTAATTTTTCTAAATCTAAATCTATCTTTCCTAATTCCACACATAACATACCACATCCAATATCTACTCCTACTATATTAGGTATTACTTTGTCTCCTAAGTCTGCTGTAAAACCAATTACACAACCTTTTCCTGCGTGAACATCTGGCATTATTCTTACTTTACAATTTTTAAATGGTTCTTGCTCTAATAATAAGTTAATTTGTTCTACTGCCTCTTGTTCAATATTGTCAGTAAATATTTTTAAATCTTTCATACTTCCTCCTATAAATTAATAATTTTTGCTGTTGCTTTTTCTACTATCTTTTGTATAGCTTTTTCTGATCTAGTCTGCCCAAAAAGTTCATAATATACTCTATTTCCTATATCTTCATATGTACAGCCATCTATATAATATGCTTTTAATACTACTTTTTCTTTATCTTTTAATGCTTCAAGTCTTATATCAATTTCTTCAGTCATCATTGTTAATTCTGTTATTTCTTCTTCTAATTCTTTTATTTTTTCTCTTATTTCCGCTTCTGTCTCTATATTATCTATAGCATTATTTCCTGTTCTATCTCCTATTTTGTTTTTACTATGTATGTCTCCGTTTAACTCTGTAGGACTTGAACTTACATCTACTTCTTTTAAATGCTCTAATTTTCTCAATAAGCTTTCCTTTTCTCTTAGTCTTAGTTTTAATTTTGCGTTATTCTCTTTATATTGCTTTAATAATAATATCAATTGCTCTTTTTTCATTTGTCCACCTACCATTCTTTTAATAATAACTCCAATCTCTTTAGCTTTTGTTTACTGTCACTTATATGTGTTGCTAGTCTTGATTTACTTATATTATGTCCGCTCTATCATACTTACTATATCTTCTTCTACTATGTCATTTGCATCTATCCAATTATATAATGCTTTTTCTAGCTTTTCTTCTTTTGATGTTTTCATATGCTATTCTCCTTTTTTTAATAATTCTGGATTATCATATATATTGCCTATTACTTCTAAATTTTCACAAATTAAATTCTCATTAGCCTCAAATTCGTTATTTATTCCATTAGATATTCCTCTTTTATTCTTTCTAACACATTGATATTCATATCCAAAACTAGCAGCATCATCATAAAACACTATAATTCCGATATAATTTTGTTTTCCTTCATCTATAAAAGGATAATCTGTACCAGTTACTATATCTCCCTCGTATATTTCTTTTTCCGTTTTATCTTTTAGTCCGTGTATATTGTCCTATTGTATTTATATCTATATCTAATAACAATCCACTTTTATCTGCTATTTTATGATGAAAAACATCATCTTCTATATAAACATAATTTCCATATAACCATTCACTTGTATCATCTAAAAATTTCCCTCTAAATTTTATATCTCTCATGCTTCCTTCTATCCTCCTAAATTAGGCTCTATGCATTCCCATTGATAATTTTCAAATTTTATTTCATCGTCCTTAATTATCTTGCCTTTTATAATTTCTATATCTTGATTAAATTCCATCCCCGCTTCAAAAGCATATATCTTAATGTCAATATCATATCTATCAGAAATTACTCTTAATGCATCTGCATCAATTCCCCATGCTGCTTTAAAATTTTCTAGACAAATTATTTGTTCTTTTTCATCTATATCATATATATATATTTCATTTTCTACTGGAACTATAAAATTTCTGTGTGTTCCTTTTATGTATAAATGATCTATCCCTTTTAATTTATCAAGATTTTTTATTTCTATTTCGTCACAATCGTTTATCTCTATTTCAGGTTTTATTTCTTTTGGTTCCCATAAACCATCTAATAAACTTGTCCCTTCTTCTAAAAATTTAATTATATTTTCTTTTTTACCTCTTATTTTTAAATTTCCTTTGCACCAATTTGGCATATTATTTCCTCCTAACTATAAAATAGTTCTATTTTTATACTTTTTTTTATAGACTTGTACTACTTTTTTATATTAAGTTTGTTATTTTATCTTTTATCTATTATATATCTATCATTTATTTCATTAAATAAATCTAGCACTTTATATTTATCATCATACTTGCAATATTTTTCTATTAGTTCTAATAAAGCATAATTTTCATCTTTACATTCTTCATATTCTTCTCTATAATCATATTCTTTATTTATTGCTTTTACTGTTTCTTCTTTTGTGTATATATTACTTTCTAAGTTTGATATATTAACAGATAAATTAGAAATTTCATCAATATTTGCTGAAATTTTTTTCCATTCTGGTTTTAAATCTTCTTTTAATTCTTTTATACTTCTATTAATTTCTTTTAGTATTGCAATTAATAATTCTAATGATTTGGTTATCTTAAACATTCTATTCTCCTTTCATTTTATAGCAATTTAATCTATTTATTCGCCTCATAAAAAGCTTTTGCAAATCCGTAGTGGAGTCATACTTCTTAGTACTGTTCTTTTACTTAAACCTGTCTTTTCTAAATATCCTTCTGGAATTTGTTTTAAATCCGCAAAATGTTCTACACAACTTACAAAATCCCTGGCACCACAATTATGTTGGTATTTTCTTGGTTTTACTATGTGCTTTTTTGGTTCTTTAAACTCTCCCCATATAGCAGTTTTTTTAGTATAAGGGTCTCCATATTCAAAAGGGTCAAATACTAATGCTGGCTTACCTAAAAATCTTTTTAAATATCCACTATAAGGATTTTCTAATGCCCAAAAATGTAGTCCTTGTCCAACTCTATAGTTTTCATATAAACATGTATGTATAATTCTTAAACAAGCATTTACTATTTCCATTCCACCTTTTAAATCTCGTGGCTTTTTTGCCGTTTTATCATTTCTAGCTATACTAAACATTGTACAAGGTGGAGCTGCTAATATTCCATAAACATTTTTAGGTGGTTCGTATTGGCACACATCATAATCTGGTAATGTTATAATTCTTACGTCATAGCCATTTTCTTTATAATATTTACTCCAGGAACCAGTACCTCCACATAAATCTAATATTATTTTACTGTGATTATTTTTATCAATCATCTTACTTTTTCACCTCACTTTATAGCAATTTGCATTATACTGTTCATGTGTTAATATTGATTTTATATATATCTTTGTAATATCAAATCCCTCAACACCTAAATATTCTTTATTACTTCTAGCATCTCTATAGCTCTTTACTCTACCAATTTTTAATTTACTTAAAGAATTAACTTGATATTCTACTATATCTCCTACTTCTATTAAGTCTATTATGTTTTCTGAAAAGTTTTCTACTGCAGCACTATCACACCAATTTTCATCATATGCTCCAAAATAAATAGCTTTTTTATTTACTTGATTTTCTCTTATTCCAAGTACTTTTACAATTTCTCCTGTATTTAATCTTGCATAATCATCTTTTTTTATATTGTTCTGAACATGTAGAGCATAACCAACATTACTATCATCTCTTTTTAGATACTCTTTTTTACTTATATATCTTTCTTTAATATCCATATTTACTCCTTTTTCAATATTTCGTTCTATTGACCACTAGCTTAGAAGGCTAATGCTTTATCTAACTAAGCTATTGACTACTCTTTTTCATTTAATCCTTCTTGAAATTTTTTTAATTTAATCTCTAACCAATTTTTAGCTTTTTCTAAAGCTTCTTTTTCATCTTTATAATCATAAGGGTGGAATGTCATAAAGTTTATTTCATAATATCTGTTCTCTTTTTCATTCCAACAATATTTGTTAATTGATATACTTGCTGATAGTACAGGAGTAGCAAATGAATACAAGGTGATTGAAAATTCAGTTCAGACTTTTGCAGACAATATGAATGAGTTTAACGGTATGATTGGAGAAAGACAGGTTGGTTGTCCGTTGGTTGTTCATAGAAGGGGTATAGAGCCAATGTTTTCTATTTCAAATTTGATTTAATATGACAATAGAATGTTTAATAAAACAAATAAGAAGGAAGAATATTTGAAACCAGAAAATCCATTTTTGATAAAAAAATCTGGATGGATTAATGTTGAAGGAGTAGAAAATGGTGGCAAGGATCATTTTGTAAAAAATCAAGCAGAGAGAGTATGTCAATTATTGGAAAGTGCACTACATATATATACTGATTTATTTGACACAGACGATAAGATCTTTATAATTACACCTTTCAGAACAGTGGCAGAGTCAATGCGTAAATTTGTAGTTGGTTATTTTTCAGCAAAAGGAAATGACAAGGAGGTGTTGAAAAAATGGACGAAAAAATGTGTTGGCACAGTGCATACTTTTCAAGGTAAAGATGCTAATGAAGTGATTTTTGTATTAGGTTGTTCAGATAAAAGTGTAGGTGCAATGAATTGGGTAGTAAAAAAGGCTAATATACTTAATGTGGCATGTACGAGGGCAAAATACAGAATAGCCTTTATTGGAAATTTAAATGATTGGAAAAATAGAAGATATTTTAGGGAGTTTATTCCCAAATTTATTGACACGATAGATGTGTAGAATATATACAATGTGAAGACGGAATAGGAGAAATTATCATGGCTGTATCATATAAACGATTATGGAAATTATTAGTA